ACTCCATCATTATCTTGAGCACTTGAACTAGATGTATATATAAATGCAACAGCCAGAGTTATAATTAGAAAAATAGTAATTAATAAAATTCTCATAAACCTTTTAAACTCCTATTCTATACCTATTTTAGTAAATGGTTTTCCCATAAATTCTTCAAAGTTATTTTTATGTATAAATAAATAAAAATCATTATTTAATTTCTTTACACAATGTAACTCAACAAGAACCTTTCCATTTAAAAAATTTTGAAATAAATACGAAGAAATAATAGCATAAGAATTAAATTCTGGAGATTCAAAAACTCTTACATTTACTATATCAGAATATTCTTGTCCTATTTTTATTAAAAATTCTTTTAATTCCTCATTATTTAAATCTTTATATATAACTTTATCCTTATATTGAAGAATACTAGTTAATGTATCACGTTGTTTTCCATCTTTACCACATGGATTATAAATAATTTCTCCTTCATGTTCTTCATTATATACATCTCTAGCTATAAGAGAAGAAGACCATAAACAAAAAAGTATAATTAAAAATATTTTTTTCATAGCTTATACTACTTCCATAGACCAAATAATATTAAAGATATTTCAAATCTATAACTTTTATGTATCGGGCCAATCGTATATTGGAGCAACCCCATCTACTGGAATATCAAACAATAATTTAAACTCTTCTAAATTATTACATGCATTAATATATCCCTCAATTGTCTCACAAACTGTTAATACTTCTGCTCGATAAGTTACTATAGATTCATCAATAGAACGATTACGTTCTATCTTGGCAGTAACTTGCCAATCACTTATTGCAAGCAGTTGATTGGCAGTCTGCTTTGTCGATTCAATATATTGTGTTTTCAATAGATTTAAATCACGTTCTGTTGAGGTATAAGAACCATCTTCATTACGACTAAAATCATAAAAGATACCTGAAGGTATTTCAGGATCAGCAACTTCTACTAGTCCACACTCAATTTTATATTCATCAGACCATACAGTAAACCAATTCGGTGGATGCCTAATACTATTTACATCAACCCAACTTTTATTCTCTGTAATAAATTTACCATTATATAACCACATAGATTAACTCCTTAAGTTGGATGCCATGAAGCAACTGCCAAAGCATTTGATAAACTGTAGGGATTTGAGAAAGCTGCCGACACTGTCAAAGTTGAGTCACTACTAGGTGCAACATAAGCTGACGAGTGAGTAACATTTGCTGTTGTAGCATCTGCTGCTTCCGTTAATCCAGTCCATGTACAAGAATCAGCATAAAATTGGACTGCTGCTCCAACAATAAAACCATCTTCTTTTGCATCAACTGTTGTCGAAAGAGTGCCAGAAGTTCCGTCATCAGTACCTGTATCCTCTGCACCAACCTCTACATCACCTATCATTCGATATACTGATATACCACAACCTCTATTATTTCCTGTTGCTGCACTTAAACTTACAACCACATCTGCACTAGTTCCAGATGCAACTGCAACCGACCAGACTTCTGCTCTAAAATTTTCTACAGCACCGTTAGTTGCTGCTGCTTGTTGTGCAGCACTCGCACCACCAACGGTCACACCAGTTACAGTACTTACACTACCGTTAAAACCAACAGTTACAGCCACTACTACAATTCGTGAATCATCTGCAGTACCAATGCTCTGGCTTGAAAAAGTATATGAACTAGCACTTCCTCCAGCAGTGGCATTTGCAGTATTACTGCCAGTAATCTCACCGGGAGCTGCTCCTCCACTTCCAAACATCTGTGATCCGAATACAGGCATTAGCTGAACGCCAACTGTACAGCACCAAGCTGTATGCTTCCTGCAGCCTTAACAAAATAAGGAATTATATCTACGGCATTAGCACCAGTACTGAGTGTTATCCCTGCACCTCCTGCTGTTTCATAATCAGTTCCTAAACTCAATGTTCTACTCCCTGTTCCATCTTGAATGCAGCATATAATGCCAGATTGACCTACTTGTTCTGTAGTAGGATTTGCAAGAGTTAGATTACCAGTTAATGTTAAGACAAAGTTTTGGTTAGCACTAAAGTCAAGTGTAACACTTCCTGTATTTGAAGTATCCGTATCTGTCTTAGCCAAAACAGTAGCACCAAAGTTAGCTACACCACCAACACTAAGAGCACCAGCTATACTGACAGCACCTCCTATAGTTGTTGTACCACCAACTGTTAAATTACCAACAAGTATTGTATTACCTGAAACACATACGTCGTCATCAAACTCAGCTTTACCTGCTATAGTTACTGTACTTGCAAAGTTAGCAGCTCCTCCAACACTTAAAGCACCAGCTATACTAACTGCTCCACCTATCGTGGTAGTACCACCTACTGTTAAGTTTCCTACAAGTATGGTATTTCCACTTACACAAACATCGTCATCAAATTCTGCTTTACCAGCTATAGTTACGGTACTTGCAAAGTTAGCAGCTCCTCCAACACTAAGAGCACCAGCTATACTTACAGCACCTCCTATAGTTGTTGCACCACCAACTGTTAGATTACCTGTAAGTCTTGTATCACCTGATACAGATACATCGTTATCAAATTCAGCTTTTAATACGACTCTTATAGGACCTGCTATAGTTACAGTACTTGCAAAGTTTGCAGTTCCTCCAACACTTAAAGCACCAGCTATACTAACTGCTCCACCTATGGTAGTAGTACCTCCGACTGTTAGATTACCTACGAGTATTGAATTACCTGAGACACATACATCGTCATCAAACTCAGCTTTACCAACTATAGTGGCTGTACCACCTACACCTAAGTTACCTGTAAGAGTTGTATTGCCAGCTATAGTTACGGTACTGGCAAATGTAGCAGCACCTCCAACTCCTAGTGTACCTGTAAGAGTTGTGTTTCCTGCTATGGTAACTGTACTGGCAAAATGAGCAGCACCACCTACAGATAGTGTACTGGCAAGACTAACAGCACCTGCAATTGTAGTTGTACCTCCAACTGTTAGATTACCTACAAGAACTGTATTACCAGAAACACAAACGTCATCATCAAACTCAGCCTTACCTACAATAGTTGCTGTACCTCCAACTCCAAGATTTCCTGTAAGAGTTGTATTGCCAGCTATGGTAACTGTACTGGCAAAATGAGCAGCTCCTCCAACACTTAATGTACTTGCAAGACTAACTGCACCTCCAATTGTAGTTGTACCACCAACTGTTAGATTACCTACAAGGATAGTATTTCCACTTACACAAACAGCATCATCAAACTCAGCTTTACCTGCAACAGTTAGTGTACTAAGAAGATTAGTAGCACCACCTACACTAAGTGCTCCTGCTATGCTGGCAGCTCCACCTATGGTAGTAGTACCACCAACTGTTAAGTTGCCAACTAATATAGAGTTACCAGAAACACACACATCATCGTCAAAATCAACCTTACTTACAAATTGGGCAGTCCCAGATACAAAGGCAGTTCCACCTATGGTTATATTTGTTACAGATATATTACCTGTAATAACAGCAGGAACATTTGAAAGATTAGATCCATCACCATAGAATGCACTGGCACATACCTTTGCATTTGCAGCTTGTACATTCGTACCAGCAATCGTTACTGTACTGGCAAAGTTAGCTGCACCACCAACACTTAATGTACTTGCTAAACTTACGGCTCCTGTTATGGTAGTTGTACCACCTACTGCTAAGTTACCTACAAGGACTGTATTCCCTGATACACATACAGCATCATCAAACTCTGCCTTTGCAGCAAAGGTTGCTATACCTCCAACACCCAATGTACCAGTAAGAGTCGTATTACCTGCAATAGTTACAGTACTAGCAAAATGTGCTGCACCTCCTACACTAAGAGTACTAGCAAGACTTACAGCACCTGTTATAGTAGTTGTGCCTCCTACTGCTAGATTACCTACAAGTATCGTATTACCACTTACACAAACATCAGAATCAAATTCTGCTTTACCTGCTACAGTAACTGTGGAAGCAAAGTTAGCTGCACCTCCTACACTTAATGTACTGGCAAGACTAACTGCACCTGTTATAGTTGTAGTACCACCTACTGCTAAGTTACCTACTAGAACTGTATTACCTGATACACATACATCATCGTCAAACTCTGCCTTGGCAGCAAAAGTAGCTATACCCGTTTGTGCCAGAGTTCCACCAAGAGATGTATTACCTGCCACATCCAGAGTACTTGCTAATGATGTTGCTCCTGATACACGAACCGTACCAAGAAAACCAGCAGCTCCAGATACAGTGGCTGTACTTAGGAAATTAACAGCACCTGCTACACTAAGAGTACCTCCAATTGTAACATTACCTGTAACTCGTAAAGCCGAAACGGAAACATTTCCTGAAGCTGGAACATTAGTAAGATTTGATCCATCTCCGTAGAAAGCACTTGCACAAACTTTTGCATTTGCAGCCTGTATTCCTGTACCAGCTATGGTAACAGTTCCTGCTATATTAAGATTACCACCAAGAGATGTATTACCTCCAACAGACAAGGCTCCTGCTACACCAAGAGAATCTCCCATTGTAACAGCACCACCTATGGTGGTAGTACCTCCTACCGTTAAATTACCTACAATAACACTATTACCAGATACACATACGTCATTATCAAATTCAGCTTTTCCTACTACTGTTAATGTACTTAATAGATTAGTAGCTCCTCCTACACTTAATGCTCCTGCTATACTGGTAGCTCCACCTATGGTTGCTGTACCAGCTACGGCAAGATTCGTACCTATATTAACATCACCACTAACTGATACATCTTTCTTGAATGTACCATTACCAGATACGGTCACTGTACTTTCAAAGGTGGCTGCACCTGTTCCTTTAAATGTACCACTTACCGATACGTTACCAGCCACATCCAATGTACTTCCAAGACTTACAGCACCTGTAATAGTGGTAGTTCCACCTACGGCTAAGTTGCCTACAAGTATAGTATTACCACTTACACATACGTCATCATCAAATTCTACTTTACTTACAAATTGTGAGGTTCCACTTACATAGGCATTACCTACGACAGATATATTTCCTACACATACGTTCCCACCTACACTTGAGTTAACACCTGTAATATTTGAACCATCACCATAGAATGCAGAAGCACATACTTTGGCATTTGGAGCTGCAACATTAGCACCTTCAATAGTTACTGTACCGCCAATTCTTACATTACCAGATACAGAGGCATCTCCATCCACTCCAAATGTACCAGTTGCTTCTACAGCCTGTGTTGAAAACTTTATAGCTATATCTGTACCATCACCCGTCTGAAGTTGTGTAAGACTACCACCTACACCTTCATTGGCACTAACAGCCAGTTTAACTAGCTGCTTATATGTATCTGATATTTGTCTTCCAGTTAATTTGCTCATATTGATTGCCACCATCTATCTTCTGCATCCCAATTATTAGTGGCAGCTTCCCAATTAATTTGTCTACCACCAGTATCAGGACGAGGGTTACGTATTGTTGGATCATCTCTTACATCAGGCACCTTATTTAGAGGACTATTCTTCAGATCATACTGACCATCAAAATCCTGTGGACATACTAGCATCCCATAACTATTCAATTTCATTACTCTGTGTGGATAAACAAATCCACACGTATCACACATAGCCAGAGCATTCTTATTACTGGCCATTAAATATACCCTAATTTGGGTTTAAGAAACAGATTTGCTCTTTCTCTATCTTCTTCTAAAGCTGTTAGTAATAATGCTTCATAATTAGACTTTAACATTCCAATTCTATCCATCTCAATACCGGGAGTTTTCATAGAAAGATAATAGGAAAGACCACATGTAAGGGGTGGAAGGAATCTCTTGGGCATATCTGCATTTTGAGAAGCAGACTTATTTACATCTTCCAGTTCTCTTATACCTTCAATATTTAATATATCAGTTGAATTTTCAGGAATAGGCCAAAGATATATTGTAGGATTATCTCTATCTCTTTTTACGGAAAATTGAGTAGATCTTCCTGTTTGTGTCTTATTAGGAACAAGTTGGTATTCTTCAAAGCTAATTCTTTGTAACTGAACATCTGTACCATCCCTACGTAATACGACTTCCAATGCATCCAATGTACTATCAGATAATGCATAGGTAGTAGTACTTGTAATAACTGTAACAAGAGTTGTATAGGTAGACCAAAGGAGAATACCTCTGTTCTGCCAATCCTTTAACATTAGATTAATAGAACGACGAGCAGAAGCTGGAGTATGACCAAGGGTTTGCTGGCCCCCGATCATCTCCGTAGCTTCTTGGATCACCTCATCTATATCTAAGTTAAAGTTAAATGTTCCTGACGTAGCCATACTAGAC